AAACACTTTACTACCGTATATGGTTAAAAACAGCAAAGTTTATTGGACTAACCTCACCAAACCTATCTCGTCTGCACTGCCGAATTTTGTTGCAATGCTTTTGGAATTTGCCCGAACCGAGTACTATGATCAGTTTCCTTCTAAGTATTCGTATACTAAACTGTGCGCCTACTGTAAAACATTCTTTAATTCTTATGTCGATAATGGTCTTAAATTCAAGAAAGCGTACAACCAATATGTATTTCCTAGGTTATCCCAATGCATTAAGACTGGTTGGAAAGTGAACATTCAAAGACGACATCAAGATGGGTTTCACTACAACCTTCATTCCGAAGAAGAAATCGGGCCTTCGGATTACGATGGTGTCTTCGCGGCGACAACTCCCTATGAAGAGAAGAACAAGAAGTGGGCGATCGAGACGGGGATTCAGGATTATTTTGACATATGGTTGAGAGACCTGAAACGTGATCTATCACATTTTGGACCTATGGGAGTTCGCGTATTTACGGCCTTTTCCGATCCTATCTATAGTTCTTACTTTATTTCCGCAGCCATTGAGCTACAATCTGAGCTGATTCCTCAGTATGATTACCAGCCTGCGCCCTATCCTCCTGATACAGAGTACGTACTCGGGATACTACCGAACTTCGATGGATGCGCGAGGGATAATATGTGGACGCGAGCGTGGTATGAGTTTCGAGAGATGTTCCGGGGAACTGTTCATGATTCGCACATGTCTGATCTGTTGACTGAACTCAAAATTAAAATGTATGCGGCCACACTTAAGCATGGTTCAGCAGGTACTCTTGCATCAACTGTGGAACAAAATCTACAAGGCGGGAAGGAAATTCTGAAATTTGCTAACTCTCGTGTGAACTATGGTTCGAAACTATTAGCGATCTCAAGATTGGATCCATCCCATGTTAGTGCACTGGTACGTAACGCAATCGAAATTACTACCCGGACTGGAATGCGATCAGCTCAGGCTCGACGTCAGCGGGTCGTCATTTCACTCAGCCCGATTAACCAATTACTTCTTGGTCCAGTTTACTTGATGCAGTTATCCGCGTTGAAACCATACCATTGCGTTCCCAGGAATGAGGATCCAGTGAGAAAGCTCGTTGCCTTAGTATCAACTCAAACCTTCAACCATATATCGATAGCAACGGATCGATCCCATTGTGATGTGTCCACGGGACCCCATTTAATGCAATGCCTCGCAAGTGCGATCTACCATGAGTGTGCTGATTCCGAGTGGGCAGATCATGCCCGTCTTGGAATTGGCCCTCAAACCTGGAGCTATGGCGCAAACGAATATCATGCTGATGCCTTAGCTTATTGTATGTACACTTATGCAAATTACTTCGTAAGGGGAATTGATGTTGTAATAAACGACGATGTAACGGGAGGGGTATTTAAAACTAGGATGAATACACTGCCGACGGGGATGCTCCCGACGGCCACTACTCATGCAGTTAACGGAATTGTTATCATGAAAGAGACCATAAACTCCTTGCGACGACATCCAAATGTACGGATTCAGAAAGTTGCGCAAACCTTCGATCTTAATATGGATTATGCAATCCGTGGTGATGACTCCAATGCAAGATTTAAAGCCGGGGACTTATTAGATTCAGATATGGCCGAGATGAAAGAAGTTTTCAAAATCATCGCCGGTAAGTTCGGTTACACTTTGGATATTAAGATTTCCCGATTAGTTTCAGAATTCTTAAAGAAACAAACGGTCGCTGGAATTCATACCCCTATGGTGAATAGGCATTCTGAATTTCTGAGGGAGGCGGGCATTGGAGGTACATACGAAGATGAATGGCCATTTGATGGATGGATTAAATCGGTAATTGCAACTCGGGTACAGGAGGGAGCTCCGCCGGCGAGGATTCGAGCAGCAATGTGGGCATTCATATTTACAGCGTGTACCTATAGATCTAGTTATGGTGAGGGAGATGCAGATAGTAAATATGATGCTATCCCACCTTTTTATTATTATTTCGCTTGCGGGTTACCACTTCCGAAATACGCAGGAATGTACGATGCAACTTCTATTCTTATGAACCCGGGAATAATCGCATTGTTAGCAGCTCGTCATACATATTTTGCAAATGCCATTGACAACGTACTTGAAAATGCAGCCAAGGGTGGGCATGAATGGTTGAAATCGGAAGAATGGTACATGGCGTGGCATCTTTACACGCGAGGACTTCCAAAAGTTACCGTCCATGAAGAAGAAACAGAGGTTTATCAAAAGGCGCGACAGAACCTGAAGAATTTCTTCATCTCCCCTGCATTAGCCGATAGAATCGAGCATGGAATTAGCCAATATATTAAACTGTCCGGGAAGCGACCTCGAATCACGTTGCAGACGGCGATAGATACACTGATAGACGCCAACCGACAGCAGGGGCGTTTCAACCTTTATGATTATAAGCGACAATCGGATGACATGCGGGCGCTTATCGCAGAATGTCGAAACGATTGGGATGTCTATGCTCATGCGGTCCTATCCATTGATTTCCAAGTCGAGCGACCATTCCCTCACATGCATTACCGGTTCCATCAAACTATGTATAACGGTTGGGATTACATGAACCGTGATTATTATTGGAAATTGGCTTATTGGGGACCATCTCTAGATGAAACACTGGATTTGACACAGCAGCTTGACATCATTGGATTACCCCGTGGAATCTCTGGTCAATCTCTGTTAAGGATCTTATATAGACTTCTCCGGAACGGAGCTAAGGGACGAGAGCTTTCATTAGCTCAGCTTGAGGCACTTGGGGTTTCACATACTTTGGCAATTCAGTTAATTAACAGGTTGGTCGGGGACGTTAGTCTTCGATTCAAACTGGTCGAATCAGATTGGCAAGTAGGAACGGACGCAAAGCTAGCTTATTTGAACGTCGTGGATCGAGATGACCAGTGGGTGAGATACGGCGCGGGTGTACCCGATAAGAGAATCATGGATCCAGGCCCCAGCTTTGATCCTACAACACGCACCTTAATATCTCGATTGATCAATCTCCTACAGGTATCAGTCACTGTGGCTCCTGGGGTAGTAACGGTCACGAATGCAAGAGGATTGGACGCATTCGTTCGCCGTGAAATGCGCAAGATCTGAAAGTACAGCTTGCGAGATTCGAGGTGTTTGACCCTGTA